GATTCAGAAAGCGAGGGAGTTTTGATGATTGTAACTGTATATGGTTTGATTGTTTTTCATCTCGTTGTCTGGGTTGGAGTTCAAACCATGAACTCCAGTAAAGCGGCAAAAAGAAAGTATGGCGAAAATATGCTTGGGTTCGCATATCCGGCCATACCTACAAGGCATGAAGTCCCATGAAAGACCTTGCCAGTGAAATACAAAGCAAAATGAAAAGTGAAGAACCCGCAAAACTGTGAAAAAGTAACTGGCTTGGTCTTAACAACATAACTCGGCTGAATGATTTTAGGGGCCGCCATAGACGACGGCTCCTATTGAGGAAAGTTATATCGCTGGTATGCAATTACGGTGATGTGCACCAATAATCCGTGAGGTTGGTTCGATTCCGGCACTTTCCATTGGCGATGTTGCCAGTACACCCCTAGTGCGTTTATTACAGAAATGCAGGTGCTAATCAATATACCGGTTAAACTTAGCACAGGGAACTGGATGGAGCCGCTTGCGGCTGACTAAAAGATCCTTGGACGAGGGGAGCTAAACCAAGTGAAAAACTCCCGTCATGCAGTGTTCCCATAATTGGAATTGGAGCCGGTTGCTATCCGGTCAGGCGCTTATTCGCCTTGTAGGTTCAAATCCTACACACTGCGTTTATCCTTATCTCCACTTAGTCTGGCACTACTGCAATAGTTTAGGTCGATGGGAGATGTATGGATAGTAGTTGTATTATCGGAAACAGAAAACTCTTTGCAAAGTAGAATTTGCAGATTTGAAATGCATTGGCATGGTTTGGTCTGACGGAGTTCGACTCTCCGTGCAACTATTTGAACATTGAAAATTGAATACTGGCGGTTGGTGTGGTATAATACATATATCATTTAAAATTGGTTTTGCATAAAGGAGGAAAGCGTATGGGGCGTGGAGATTACACGGAAGCAGATATTCGCAGAATGGAGCGGGAATTACAACAATTAGAAATGGAGTTAAGGGCTAGACCAGATAGGGCAAGTTCAATAGAGACAGAGATTAGCAATCTGCAGTATGAATTAAATGATGCAAGAAGAAATATGAGATGATGAAAATACCAACCGTCAATATTCGATGGTTGGTATTTTTTTACGCAAAATGAGGTGTGAGTATGAAAGCAAGATTTTTAGAGGATGTAGAAATAAATGACAAAAAACATGGATATAAGATGGTGATTAATAAAGGCGATGTGCTTGAAGCTACAGAGCATGAAAATCATTATGAGTTAAGAAAAAAGAATGGATGGGGAACGATGGCTCCAAAGGAATGTGAAGGAGAAATATACGAAATTATTGAATAATTCACATGAAAATGAGGTGGAGGCATGAGATTTTTAAAAAAAATTAAGAGAATGTTCGGGAAAAAGCAAAAAGTAGCTACTGCACCACGAATAGAGAAAGATACGAAATGCGATAAATGCGAATACTTACAAGAGTGTATTGACGAGGGGAAAGTCATGGATTGCAGAAACTTTGAAGATACGAGAAGCCATTACATTAAAGGTCTTGGCTCTTGCATAAAATGCGATTGTGTGGAGATGTAATATGTGTGATTTTTGCGCGTATAAAAACAATTTACGTTTGATTTACGGAAAAGAAATCAAAATAAATAAATGTGCCAAAGAAACAGACTTGACGGAAGCGCAGGTTATGAGAAACAGGGATGATGAAGTTCCGGGGATTGTGATTTATAAAGGATGTAGGGCGGCAGGATACTTTGATATTGCATTTTGCCCGATGTGTGGCAGAAAGTTGGTGGAAGAATGACCGTTAATATGGGAACCAAAACCTATGAAATGAGCCGTAGGCAAGCAAAAGCTATCCTTGGAACAGCCGAGAAACTTGCGGATTGCAATATATATGGTATCGAAAAAGGCAATATAGTGATTATGCTGAATGAAAAGTATGAGGACGATATGAGCCTTAAGAAAGCAGTAGGAGAGTATGAAGCGAAAGGGTTTAAGGTGTATTGGAAATGAGTATGGCAGAAGTAATTGAATCAATAGAGCGTGATGCATTTAGACAGGCAACGCCTATAAGTATTGGAAACAATGAGAAAATAGAATGTTCGCAGTTAGAAGATGAACCTGTGATTATGGCAGATTCAAAGAAAACTGCTGATATACTGAAAAATTGCTTTACTGATAAAGCACACGAAATGTCGTTCGTTGAGTTTGCAGAAAGAATTGCACCATTCCCGCTTTCTGATTTGCAAAAAGAATTGCTTCGGAAATATGAGGAAGAATGTACTAAGGGCAATGATGTTGTTCACGTACAGGCATCAAGAGGTTATGGAAAGCGGTTCATTATGCAAGTGGTTGACGAATGGGAAAAGTTACACCAATTATCCGAACAGCGTTGTAGTAGCTGTAACCGCCTGTTAGGCAAATTCAACGGACAGGCTGAAATCAAATGCCCGAAATGCGGGAAAATTAATAGAATTGGGGTAGAATGATGTTAGAGGTAAAAGCAACAGACGGACAAGTGGACATTACACAAATGGAAGGAACAGAAAACAGACTGATTTCTGATATTGGAACTATTGCACATAAGGCAATGCTTTTAATTGCAAACGATGGTGCAAAATCTGCTGACGAAGTTCATTTAAAGTATGGAATATTAGCAAGGTAACTTGTTGATTACATCGAAACTACTGTACATAGAATTGATGAATTAGGAAAATAGAATAATTCAGAGCACCAGTCGTAGAGTGCCTACGCAGAGAGCCGAATTTCCAAAATTTGAGGAAAGGAGGCTCTCTTTTTTTTGGTTTCAGAACAAACGAAGTCAACAGCAGAAAGCATTAAAAATTACATAAAGAAAAATGGAATCGAATATCAATCGCTGTATGACCTCTTGGATGTTGCGAAAGTGGCATTCGAAAAGGAAAATGACACGGAATGGGCGTTGAAAGTTACCTCATACATAAAAGATTGCTGCAAGTGGGCGATCCAGAGCAATGTTGAAGTCTTGCAGATGGATGATTTGTATTGGAAAGCCATGAAAGTGGAAGCTCCGTACCATTTTGAATCATTCCTTTTCTATATGGAGAAGAATCGCCGGCCGGAAAAGAAATTCTATGAGCCAAGAAAGAAAACTCTTGGAATTGTTGTTCAAGACTTACAGGATTTGGAAGATAGAAAAATTGAATTCCTTGGAATTTCCCTTCCACCGCGAGTAGGTA